GCCTCCTCATGCGACCGGAACGCCTTGAGCTTGCCGGTGTACGGCATGGGCCGGATCACGGCCTTGGGCTCATCGGCACGCACCTCGGGGGCCGGGGTGCAACGGTCGACGACCGACCGCAGGCTCTTGGCCGACTCGACCACCGACTTCTCGAAGTCGATCTTCTTGGCGAGCTTGGCGGCGTCGGCCGTCAGCGTCTCCAGCTCGAGGTCACGGGCAGCGATCGCGTCGGCATCGCCTTCAACGGCACGCACGGCGTCGATCCGGTTGGCGAGGGCAGCCGCCTCGTCCTGAAGCTTCTTGAGGTTGTCCAAGGTGCGAGTCTCCTGCGGCGGTATTGCCGATGGAGTTCACGCTAGGACTTAGGGCCGGGTGTCTTGCAGAACCGCACTTCGGAAAGTGTTGTTTTCACAAACGCCACAGCACGAGCACCGCACCTCGGGCAACGCAGATAGCGCTGCCGCTCGTCACCGCACGGGCGGCTAGACCGGCACCGCAGTCGCTCGCCGCAGGTGCAGCGTGGTTCAGACACGGCGAAGCCTCAACGATGCGGCGGCAGCAGCGTCACGGGCCAACGACCGCACCGCCTTTTTCAGTTCCGGCCCAGCGTCGACATCGGCCTGGATCGCCGCAGCCTGCGATGCCAGCCACGCCTCGTACGACCGCTGGGCGATGACGGCCGAGGTGGCACTGCCATACGCCGGCACGTTCACGGGGCCGACCTCGTACAGGCCGGATGCCTCAACGATCTCGCGGATTGCCTTGCCGCCATCGTCGGTCGTGAACCGCTCGCCCTTCTGTGACACGGTGAACGCGAACGAGCTGCCCCGCAGATTCCGAGAACGCACCAGGGCCAGCACGTCACGCCCGGCCGACGTATCCGGCGGCTCCACTACGTACGAGATGCCGCGATCGTCGGCAATGATCTCGAGCGTGCCGGCCGACTCACGGCCAAGCAGCATGTCGCTGTTGTGGTTGTAGTAGCTCAGGATTTCGCCCTTGCCACGCTGGCGGTTCAGCACCTTGTCGAAGGCACCCGGCAGGATTCGCTCGCGGAAGCCGCCGAGGTCAAGGGAAAGCCGGTTGTACGGCACCGCCAGGCCCCGGATCGCCTCGCGCCCACTGGCACGTTTCTCAATGACCAGCTCGCACTCAGGTGCCTCGTCAACGGTCAGGCAGCGGCGTTCAAGTTCCATCGGTCTGGTCCTCCTCTTCGGCCTGGTCTTCGGCGTCGTCTTCTGGGCTGTCCTCGGCTTCCACCACAACCGGCGACGGCATCGGGTCGGCCGGAGGCTGCTCTGCCCCAATCTTGTCCAGCGTCGTCATGTTCAACTGGACGAAGTGCTTGTCGCCATCTGGTCCGATGGGGTTGAGGTTCTCGGCCTCGCGGATCTCGTTGATCGTCATCCAGCCATTCTGGAGAGCCGACACATAGAACGCCGCCCGGCTGGTGTGGTCACCACGCAGCAGCCCGTTGACGTTGTGCTCCGCGAAATACCTTTCGTCGTCAACGATCAGGTCACGCGAGATGGCGGCTTCCCATCGCTTGAGGTGAGGCAGCAGGCAGTGCTGCACAAACTCAGTGCCCTGTACTTCGATGTTGCTATACGTCGAGCGGGTCAGGTCTTGAATCATGTGCGGCGGCACGCGGAACGCCCGGCAGATCTCAATGACTTGGTACTGCCGCGTTTCAAGGAACTGGGCCGCCTCGTTGCTGCCGCTGAGCTCGTGTGCCTTCACGCCGTTGGGCAGGACCGCTGTGCGAAACGCCCGATCCGGCCCGCGGTGCATCCGCTCCCACTGCTCGCGGAGCCGCTCGGCAGCCTCAACTGGGATCGGGTTGTCAGACTCCAGCACGATGCCGGGCCGGGCACCGTTGCCAAAATACGTAGACCCGTGAGCCTCCAACGCCTGGGCCAGCCCGATAGCGTTCTGAAACAGCCGGTACGTCGGCACCGGCCGCACGCCGTCCTCTGTCGTAAATCGCAGGGCAAAGATCTGCTCCTGCGAGTAGGTCGTGACCTTGCCGCTGGGCTCTCGGTACTTGTACCGCAGGCGGCCGTCCTCCAGCCGCTCGGCCTCCATCCGACTGCTGTGCAGCGGCCACAACTCAGAGACCGCACCTCGAGCACCTGGGCGAATCTCGGCGTAGCTGGCACCGTAGTGCAGGTACATGCCGGTCATCCAATCCCGAAACTCTTGGGCCGTCTGCCACGGGTTGGGCTGCATGTGCAGCAGGCGGTACACCGGATGCGTCGGAGCCTTCGCCTTGCCACCGTTGGCAAGCCGCTCGTAGACGTGGAGCGGCAGGGCTGAGACGGCGTCGGAGATCACCCTGATGCAGGCCGTGTAGGCCGAGCACGCCATGCTGTTGTCGGCCGTCACCCGCACGCCGGCAGGCGTCCTGCTTCCGTTGCTGGCATCCGCCCAGTCGATGCCACGAAGGTCGAACATCTTAAAGTCGGCAACGGAAAGCTCGGTCGTGTCGCTCATATAACTGTGATGTCCCAGGACTGCTCTGGTGCCGGTGCCGTCGCTGTAGCGTGTAGGCCGAGGCCCATGATCAGAGAAACGATGCCGTCAATCCGCTCGGTGCTCTTGGCCTTGCTGGGCTTGATGTTGCCTTGGTGGTCGCTCTGAATCGCAACGTTTGCCGCCATCCACGACAGCACCGGGTGGCTGGCGTGACGCAGCCGCTCCGACAGCACGGCGTTCTCGAGCTGGCGGCTAGGGCTCGACATGCTGCCGTATCCCTGCCCAAAACCTACGACGTTTAGCCCCTCTCCTTGCAGTTGCGTGGCCAGCTGCGTGGCGTTCCAGCGGTCAATACCGATCTGCCGGATGTTGTATTTCTTGGATAGCTCAACGATGTCACGCCGGATCACGTCGTAGTCAGTGACGTTGCCATCGGTGGCCCTTATGTGGCCGTCCCGAATCCAGCCTACGTAGTCCACCTTGTCACGCAGCGTCCGCTCGGCGGCGTTCTGCTCAGGCACCCAGAAGAACGGCAGCACGTCAAAGGTGCCGTCAGCGTCCTGGCTCACAAGCACGAGGGCTGACAGGTCGGTCGTGCTGGCCAAGTCAAGCCCGGCGTACCACTCGCGTTGCTCCAGGTCGCCACGCAGCGGGCCGCCGCACTTGGCCCAAGCATCTGGCGATAGCCACCGCACGTCCTGCGTGGTCCAGACGTTGAGCCTGTACCGCAGGAAGGCGTTAAGTTTGCTAGGCGACTGGTCTGCCTCGCGGGCGTCCGCAGCGAATGACTCAACCGTGATGGTCTCGCCAAGCGACGGGTTGGCCTTGTGCCACGTGGCCTCGTCTTTCCAGTCGTCTTCGGGCGACGCCGCGTAGATGCACCCGAAAAAAGCTGGGTCTACCGTGGGATCGGCAATGCACCGCTCGGCGTAGGCGTGCTGCTCCCAGCAGATGCTTTTGCGGTCAAAGCCGGCCGTGGTAATCGACAACAGGAGTGGCGATCGTCTGGCTGCTCCACCGTACCTAAGTGCGTCGCGTGTTTTGCCCCGGCCTTCGCCCCCGGCCTCTCAGCCAGGGGCGAAAGCCCAGAGGCGGCGGTCCCTTTGTGCGTGGAGTTCATCGAATAGCAGCGCGTGGATATTCAGGCCCTCGGCCCGAAACGCGTCTGCACTCAGAACCCGGTAAAACGAGTTACTAGCCTTGTGCACGATGGTCTTCCGGCTGTCGATCACCTCTAGGTGCTTCGACAACCCCGGCGAAGCCCGCACCATTGACGCCGCCTCGCGGTAGATGATCCCCGCTTGCTCGCGGTCGCAGGCCGCACCGTAGACTTCCGCCCCCGGCTCAGAGTCGAAAGCGGTCATGTACAGGGCGATCCCGGCCAGCGTCGTGGACTTGCCCTGCTTCTTGGGCAGCTCGATGTAGCCGACCCGGTGCTGCCGCGTGCCGTCTGGGTTAAGCCGGCCAAACAGCTCACGCATGACGTGGTGCTGCCACGGCAAGAGCTTGAACGGCTTGCCGGCGTTCTGACCCTTGCTGTGACGCAGGATCTTCTCGAAGAAATGCACAACCCGCTCGTACTTTGCCTGGCCCTCTTTGCAGAGATCAGGCCCCGTGGAGCTTGAAGAACTCTTCGACTTCGTCGGTTGGCTTTTCTTCCTTGGCACCGAGCCGCGTCCTGCTGGTGGGTGTCAGGCCAAACTCGCCCATTAGCGACGCCTGCAGGCTCACTAATCCGCGATACAAGGGACCGGCCGGGTTGGGTTTGACGCCGCCTAAGTCCGTGTGCATCACCGGCCCGCCGGCCCGCAGCTCGAGCAGGCACGCCTGCGTTGCAGCGTACACCTCACATAAAGTGGCCAACGCTTCGCCGTCCGCCTGGGTGAGCGTGCCGAGGCCCAGCAGGATCGGTACCAACTCCTCCCACTTCTCCACCGCCAGCGGCTCAACCAACAACCGCTTTGGCATCGGCGGCGCTCCGGCAGGTGCCGGGAGGTCGGGCCGAATCTTCCGCTTGCCGGGATTGCCGGCCAGCCGCTTGGCGGCTTCCGGGATCGGCTTGCGACCTCTGGTCATGGCTCAGCCCAAAAACGCCGCCGGATTTTGCGGCCGCGCACGCGAAAG